AACACAAATTGATGGCAAGTTATCTCTTACAGGTGGTACAGTAAGTGGAGCAACTACCTTCCAAAACACAGTTAACATAAGTGGCGGATCAGCAGTACTACAGATAGGTGGTGCAAGTATTACTGCCAGTGCGGCTGAATTAAATCTACTAGATGGTGTTACTGCTACTACAGCAGAGATTAATTACCTAGATGGTGTTACAAGTAACATACAAACACAGATAGATAATATCAGTAGTAGTTTTACACTTAGTGATAACCAAGGGACACCTAATACTGATACATTTACTACGGGCCAGACTTTAACATTTGCAGGTAGTACGGGAATAGATACTACTGTTAGTGATAACCAAGTTGCTATTGCTATAGACAGTACAGTAGCAACACTTACTGGTACACAGACTTTAACAAATAAAACAATTAATAGTGCAAGTAATACAATAACAATTACAGAATCTGATATTAGTGACTTGGGTTCTTATATCACAGCAAGCTCAACTGATACACTTACAAATAAAACGTTAACAACACCTATTATATCTAATATTAGTAACACAGGAACACTTACATTACCTACTAGTACAGATACACTAGTTGGTAGAGCAACAACGGATACACTGACTAACAAGACACTTACAAGTCCAACAGTAGGAACTAACTTAGACTTGAATGCTAGAGCACCTGTACAATTTTATGATACAGATAGCAGTAACTATATTGGTCTAAGAGCTCCAAGCACAGTAGCAAGTAATTATACATTTACATTGCCTGCACAAGACGGAACAAGCCAACAAGTTCTTGTTACTGATGGTGCTGGTAACTGGTCATTCGCTAATCAGTCAGGCGGCGGAGGCGCAAGTGGTTTCCAAAGTTCAACACTCAGCACACATCCTGCGGCTAGTGGCGACGAAGACCTAGCAACAGGCCCTAGTGATGATACAGTGGAAACGCCATTTGAATCGTCAGGTACAGACGCATTTGGTGTATCACTAGGTGCTGTTTATGACCAAATGGAACCTGTTGGATCTACATCAACGACCGACCTAGGCGACAGTGAAGCCTATGTTGGAGCATAAATATAGAAAAGGATAGAAGGATAAGAAATGCCTACAGTACTACAACTTAGAAGAGGAACAACAGCACAAAACGATGCATTCACAGGCGCCGCCGGTGAGATCAGTTACAATACCACTACGGCTGCAATGAGAATACACGACGGGTCTACAGCAGGTGGATTTGAAATGTTACGTAATGATGGTTCAAATGCAGACTCTGCAATGACTGTTCCTATTACCGCAAACAATACAACAGACGAAACAGTTTATCTAACCTTTGTAGACGGAGCAACTGGCGCACAAGGATTAGAAACAGATACAGGTTTGACCTTCAATCCTAGTTCAAACACGTTAACAACAACAACTTTTTCAGGAACTGCAACTACTGCACAATATGCTGACGTAGCTGAGTTATATCAAGCAGACTCAGGATACGAGCCAGGAACAGTTTTAATTTTTGGTGGACTTCAAGAAGTAACTGTTAGTCGAGCACCAGACAGCAATAAGGTAGCAGGTGTTGTATCAACACAACCTGGTATACTAATGAATAAAGACGCACAAGGCGAACACATGGTTCCACTAGCACTTTGTGGCAGAGTACCAACAAAAGTCAAAGGCACAATCAATAAAGGTGACATGATGGTTACCAGTAATATAGAAGGTGTTGCAGTAGCTAGTGATAATCCACAAATAGGCACTGTTATTGGCAAAGCATTAGAAGACTATGACAGTGAAGAAGTAGGGACTATCGAGGTTGTAATTGGCAGACTCTAATGCAAAAACTTTATCGCACTGACTATGAGGGCGAGTTTGTAGTTGACGGATATGTCTTAAAAGAAGGCAGACGTTACGAAAACAGAGAGTTTATACCCAACACTATAGTAAACAATCAGCATACAAATAGAGCTGTGGTCATAGGCAACGGCACTTCTAGACTAGCAGTAGACTTACGAAAGATAGAACGGCATGCAGGCGGGCATTTAGGCAAACGACGCTTACAAAGTTATGGTTGTAATGCACTATACAGAGACATGAATCCAGAATTTCTTGTGTCTGTCAATAATTTTATGGTCAATGAGATTGTTAGAAGTGGATATGCAGATAATCATATTGTTATATCAAACAGTAATAACTGCATTAACCATCCAGGTAAAGTGCATCTCATACCATATGGAATTAATTTGTGTGCTGGTGCAATAGCACTCTATCTAGCATGCTTCGATGGACACAAGACTGTGTATATGTTAGGTTTCGATAACCAAGATGGCGATATCAACAACAATGTATATGCAGGAACCACTAACTACGCAGACAAAGAGCATAAAGTCAGTAGCAAAAAGTGGGAAGGACAAACCAAACGTATTATCGATACATACGATGATGTAGAATTTGTCTGGGTATCAGGTGGTCGTTCACGATTTCCTGAACAGTGGAAGTATTGTGTAAATTTGCGTGAGATAAGTGTGCGAGACTTTTCGTTAGAAGTGGATTTATAAAACTTTATCCATAGTATCTAACTTTTCCTTTACAACCTCAAAGTTAAATGTTTTCCATACACCTGGGTGCAATGGTTTAGGGTGATCTTCTATATATACCCAGCAATAACCTTTGTGTTCTTCATTTAATACGGGAGTAAATTCTCTGTCTACGGTTAGTAACACAGTGTGGTATACAAACTTTTTGTCTTCGCTAGTGAACGTTTCGATAGGTATAAATTTTTCGTACAGTAACTCGCTACCTAGTTCTTCTTGGCATTCACGTTCTAATGCTTGTATTGTAGACTCTCCCTTTTCGAACTTACCACCAGGAAGTCCCCAAGTGTTGCCGTAACTGCACTTGTCTCTCAACAAAAATAAGTACCTGCCAGTTTTATTCGATCTTATTAATGCACCACAACTGTTTATAATGCGAGGCTCCAAAAGCCCTCCTTGTATTGACCTTCATAAGACCTAACCCATGCGGATCCGGTCCATTTATATTGATAATTTGTATTTAAGTTGCTGACATAGTGTGTGCCTAGTTCTGTACTAGCATCAAAACTAACACGCCACATGTCTCCATCGTATTCGATAATGTCGTTTCTGTCTGCTATGAGATCATCTGTGCTAGAATCTGGTAGCAACCCTTTCCAAGCATCGGCACCGTCTATGTTATTGGCATTGCCAATAGGATTAGTTAACAAGTACCTGGTACCTGCACTTGGAGTTGTTAGTCCTGCATTAGGACCTACTCTGTCAGGATCTATAATAGCGTTCACAGGACGTATGTCATTTGTAGGTACTGTGTCCTCATCAATTGTAACTAACAGCAAACTTTCGTCTGTAGGGTGTAATGCTATAGTGCCTACAACTTCAGTGCCGTCTTCGTCAGTTTCGAACCTAATTTGACTAACTCCGGGCCTAATTTCCCCAAAAAGGTTAATGAAACTGGGCCAATCTGTTCTAGTGCCTACTTTAGTTACAGTAGTATCCCCTATGTTACTTGTAGACTCTGCTATAGTGTCTTCTAGTTTAAGTAGTTGTGCCTGTCCATTCAAATACAGTACACCGTAGTTTTGTGGACTTATTCTTTTACGTTGTATTAAGTTGCCTACGTCTTGGAATAAGCTCTGATCAAACTCACCTTGCATATCCCATATACCAGTAACTATTCTCTCAATAACACCAAGTTTCTTAACTTTAGCAGGTGCGCTGATAAAGATAGGTATTTCAAATGTAAGTGTAGCAAAGTCTATTGCTTCATCTATGCCTTGCGGTATAGGTCTGCTAGTCCACTGCACGTCAGTTAAGTTTACTGTACTTAAACTTGTCCAGTCAACATAGTTGTCTGTACTTTGTATTTCTAAACTAGGATTGAACAGCACCAACATCTGTTCTAATAATTGTAATTTTTGCTCTGTGTTACTTGTCCATATATCTGCTTTAAGTGTTAACTTATAAGGTACTGGCATCATACGTTCAATAGTAAATGCATCGCCTTGTATGTTTAAGTAACTGTCTGTGTCGGGATCGTACTTACGTTCTCTTACGCCAATCTTACTAATAAAGTTAGGCTCTTGTATACGTGGTCTGTCGTACTGTAAGCCATTAATGTAACAACTAATCATTGGCACATTAGCCATAGTGTTTTCGCTATTACCACGTAGTATTTGTGCGCCTTGCCTGTTCACGTCACCATAACGTACAGGCACACGTTGTAATACTCTAGTACCATCCTCGTCTTTACCAAATTGCACCTCAAAGTTTGATAAGACTCTTATGAATTGTAGTAAGAATCTACGTATCTGTTCATCGTAAAAAAATGTTTGAGCCATTATTCGTTATCTGCCTTTGCTGTAAGTACATCGCTGAGGCCTTGACGCTCATCATAAGTCTTGCCGTCAACAGTTGTATATGTATTAGTATTGTTAACAAATCCACTGCGTTGTGTCTGATTACTTGCACCAGGTGTCATACTTGTTCTAACATCGTCTTCAACCTTGACCCAACGTGTTCCGTCGTATCTAAACAAGCGATTTGGCTTGTAGTCTAAGCGTAGTGCAAAGTCTCCCTGTACAGGATTTGTTGGGAATGTAGTACCTGAACTTACTGGGAAACCATTAGGTGCTAGACCATCGCCAACCAAGTAGCCCTGTGTATCACGTCTCGGTGTAACACGAGTAACATCTGAACTATTAATTGTGTCATCACCTACTAGACTGGTATCATCAGCAGTTTTGCCTTTAGGATTAAGTGCTCGACCATTTTCATCAGTGGGAACAACGTAGAATCTACTGGTGTCGTAACCACTTTCAGGAACTTCTGCTTCTGCTTGTGCAATGATAGCATCATTAAGTTCGATGTTTTTATTGTACTGACTTAGTAGGTCTGCAAGACTTGTATCAACACCTTGTGGATTGTACTCCTCATCGGTGCTTGCATTAATTTTATTAATGATATCCTTGTATTCTTGACTGTCTACAAGCGGTGTTACTTTACAACGCCATAAGTGGCTCCACCAACTAGCACTAAAGCCTTGTGCGTCTCTGGTTGCATCTTGTACAACATAGTAACGTTTTAGTGTTGCAGGTAGATCCTCGTCAAGTGGATGATAATCTACTAAATTTTGGAACTCTAGGACGTCGCCATTCATAATCTTACGTCCTAGTATATTAATCATTTCATTGTAGTGGAATGTAATGAATACTGTATCACTAGCGTTCATTAGACCAAACTGTGTTAGATCAAAGTCCTGACTTGCAGGAGTGTAGACACCACGCATATTATAAATGCTGGTATCATACTTACGGTCTCTGTTCTCTAAGAACAAGAAGTCCTGAATGTTCTTTTCACTTTGATTTGTGTAGTTGGGTTTTGTTGCGTCTGCTAGGTCACCAGTCTCGCCACTAGCCGCATCTGGACCCAAATATTTGTGTACATTGATGCCCACACCGCCCACAGTAAACATTTCATTGATGTTTTGGTCAAAAAATTTGTAGTCTGCGGTATGCTTACCGTCTTTCCATAAACTAAGTCTAGGCACTATTTCGGTCCTTATTGCTATATTTATGTAATTGACACACGGTCGGAGTGGTTGTATAATTACTATAACTAACTGTTATAGAGGGATTATTATGGCAACTAAAACAAAAGCACCTAGAAAAACTAAAGTAATCGATACTAAATTTACGCCAGAACAGCAAGCTCAGTGGTCTGAATCTGAACGTAAACTAGCAAAAATTAAGATGTTTAACGAATTGAATTACGACTATAGCGTTAAAGATCTCAAACCAGATGTTATTAAATGGATGCAAGATTCGGGTGAATATAGTGCCAACCAAGTAAAAACGTTTACAGTAGCACCAGACGGATGGTGTTCAGCTAGTTTATGCCATTTAGCAAGAGCATGGCGTAACGGTTGGGTATTAGATGACCATGAAAAAGGTTATATGAAGAAAACTATTGCAGAGTACATAAACAAGTTCATTGACGTTAAAGAACAACAGCCTAAAAATGAAAAAACGTCAGGTAGGTCTGAACTCACTATTCAAGATAGGATCAAACTTAAAATTAACGAGCATGTAGGCTATTTTGAGGAGTTACAAGATCAGTTACGTGATAAGTCTAAACTAGACCCGAAAGCATTTGCATACTTTAAGAAAGAAAATGTGCCGCAGAATATGCTCAAAGGTATTGCAGAGCCTTTTATTGAACGTTTAGCAGAATGGCAGGAAGCCAAAGCAGGCACAGACGAGGATCTTAAGGAAGGTTACAGTCACTGGCAAGCCAAGGACTACAAAAAATACTTTGCATTTGTGGAGGCCATACTTGCAGACATAGACGCCTATGCTAAAACTAAGAAAGCAGTCAAAGTTGCAAGAGTTAAAAAAGCACCTAACAAGCAGAAGATTGTTAGTAAGGTTAAGTATGCTAAGGATAACACAACCTATAAAATTGCAAGTGTGGATCCTGTAAACATTATAGGTGCCACAGAGCTTTATGTGTTTAATGTCAAGACACGTAAGTTAGGCAAGTATGTTGCCGACCCTCACATGGGTGTACTGGGTGTTAAAGGTACAACAATAGTTGGATATGATACTAACTTGAGTACTCAAAAGACGCTACGTAAGCCTGAGAGACAACTGCCAGACTTTATGGGCAGTAATAAAGTAAACAAGCGCAAGTTCTTACAGGGTATCAAGAGTGTGGAAATTGCACTTAATGGGAGGATCAATTCAGACACAATTCTGTTGCATGTACAATAAATACATGTAACAGGATTTTAAAATGGCCACACTAATTGAAAAAAGACAACAAATAGAAAACTACATTAACCTTAGACTAGGTGGTCAAATGGTTGATGTAGAACTAGACAAAGAACACTACGACTTAGCAATTAACAATGCTCTTATACGTTTTAGACAACGTGCTGACAACTCACAAGAGGAAAGTTATTC